GCGAAGATCGGCACGCCCGAGACAAACAGGTTCGGGAAGCTCGACCGAACCGCGGTGTCCATCGTGAATTGCTGCGGCGGAATTTGGTGAATTTGCTCAATCCCGATGAAGTCCAGGTTGAGCGTAGCGTAATCGCCTGGGTTCATCACGACGAAGGTCGGTGCCTCGCCGCCCGCCTGATCGGTGACGTAGGACAGCAACGTCGCCATCGACTTACGAGTGAAGCCGACCGTCCCAAGAGAGAACGTGCCGGAATTCAAATTGATGTACTGGCCCTTGAAGGCCGAGTTACCGGCGTTGTTGCGATTGATGCCGCCGTAAGTCGGGAACACCGAGCCGTCGTTGAAGGCGTCTTGAAAACTGTTCGGCAGAAGCGGATTGCCGGAGTTGTTGGTAAACGACAACCGCGCCATGTTCTGGCGCGTCACGGCGTACACGTCGTTCATGCGCGCCTTGAGTATCGATATCTCGCGATCGGTCGCCTGAATGATCGTCTCGCCGAACGGAAGCGGAATCGGAACGACCCAATAGGCGAGATTGAATTGAAGGTTCTGAATACCGGGAGTGATGACGGGGCTGTTGAAGCCGCCACCGTAGCCGGTGAACTGGCCCTGCACCATCGACTGGCCTTGTGCGGGCACAGTGATCTGGTTGAGGCCGCCGGCTGCGCGCTGCGCGTTGCCGGTCATGTAGAACAAAGTGGGCGATCCGAAGTAAATTTGGACGAAAAGTCTGGGGACAAAAGCCCTTCTCGTCGCGGACGCCAGTTCGTTATACAAACTGCCCGCAGCAGGAGCTACGCCTAAACCGGGAAGTGGCAATTCAGCCTCCTATTTTAACGGCGCGAATTGCCGCGAACTTCGTTGATGGTTGCCCCGATGCGCTGCGACAGCGCACCATCGGAAATGCCGTTCTTGCCGGCCTTCAAAAGACTGTCGACGTACTTGTCATCGGCGTCGTCGGTCGAGGACGGCAACTCGGCAAAATTCCAGCCGCCAGTCCCGCTCTGGGACACCGGCATCTGCGGAGGATGATCGCGTTCGAAGATCGCGGCGGCATCCAACGGATCGAGGATGCCCTTTTCCTCCATGATCTTCTCGACGGCCTTGATGCCGTCGTCGGTATAGCGTTGCTCGCGCAGCGTCGCGATGCCCTTGTCCTTCATGGCTTGAAGCTGAGCGATCCGGCCGTCGCGCTCGCGCCCGGCCTTGTCGTCTTCAATCTGCTTCTTGAGCGCGGCGATCTCGGTAGCGCTCTCAGCGCGAAGCGCCTCGATCGGATCCGGCTCATCAAGCTCGGGGATATCGGCCTTGGGATCGACCAGCTTCTGCGCTTCAAGAATCTTGCGCTTGGCCTTGGGATGCTTGAGCCAGCCTTCGACGGTCTGCCGAAGCTTTTGGCTCTGCTGCAATTGAAGTTCGTCTACCTCAACGGTCGACATCGGTTATTTCCCTGACGTGGAGCCGGCGTTCGGCACATGCGAGATGTTGAGCGCGCCGGATTTCATCGCGGACGGCAGATGGCTCTTACGACCCTGGATATCGATCTGCTCCATGTCGACACGGATGATCTGCTCATCCGAGGTCGGCACCGTCTTTGCAGAGTTCTGAAAAATGTTGACGTTCGACATGGTGTTCTCCTTCAGACCTTGTGGCCGTAACGCGGGCGCTCGACATGCTCAACCGATCGCGCACCCATATCGCCATACATGGCGGGCACGGCATTCGCTTGTTTCTCTGCCGTCGACTGCGCGACTTTGACCGGCTTCTGTTCCGGCACCGATTCCATTTTCTGTTCAAAAATATTCATCACGCGGCTGCCGGCATCGGAGGTTTCTGGGGCATCGACGGCGGCGGTTGCGCACCCGGCTGACCGGTCTGCTTCATCTGCTGCTGCATCGCGCCATTCTGCTGATTCTGGATTGCCATCTTCTCGATCGAGTTTTTCTCAGCGGCGTTGCTGGTCGAGCCGGGCGGAACGTGCTTGGCGAGCATCGTCATGCACTTCATGAGCGTCTGGCCCAGGTCCGATGTCGCGCCGATCGTCGGCAAAATCTCGGTCATCTGTTTGACGAGAACTCCCACCCGCTGCATCGCCGCGGCCTCGTAACCTTTGTTCGGCGTCGGGCCAGTGGCCGGGCTCGAACCGAACGGAGGTTGCTGGGGCTGTGGTGTGCCTCCTTGCGGGGCACCGGCAGCGGGCGGGGGCATATCAGGCATCGGCGGGTTACTTGCGACCCTTGCGACCCTTGTGGCGACGATTACGAACCATTTGGTTCTCCTTGTGGGTGTTGGGTTAAGAACGCAACCGCGCCGATCACTCGAAGCGGCATGAGGGATAGTTTACTGCCACCGAAAAATACCCTAATAGGGCTTCTATGCAGGCTATTGCTTCTACGGCTGACCCCGCTATACTGAGCGCCGATGAAAAAATCCGTATCGCCCGAACCAATACGTTCGGAAAAAAATTTTTGGACAGTCAAAGACGCCGCGCGATATCTTGGCGTGGGAGGGCCTACCCTTTACGACTGGATCAGACCTAAAAAACGCCCCAAAACAACTATCCCGAACCCACCGCCTCCGGTCTATCGCTTTGGTACCAGACGCGGCATCCGCTTTCCCATCAAAGAATTCATCGCGTGGGCTGAAAACTTCAGACAGGAGTAAACAATGCACATCATCACCATAGGCTGCGCTCCGCTCGCGCTCCAATTTGTCTTCAAGAACAAAGAAAGCGCCGATGCGGCGTGGGGCGCCGAAGCAAATGCGTCCGGCGAAATCACAATCAGCGACGATTTTGGGCAAGTAGGTATGTTCAAATGCAAGGACATCACCTGCCGTGTCATCGAGGACTGCGACCTGTCCAAGCGCGCTCACGTCGAACGCTCGTTGCACCAGCAGCGGATGCAGACCGACTTTCAGAAAGCCGCGGAGAGCGATCCCTACATCCGAGCAGCGATGCGCGGCCCCGCTGTGATATCGCCGATGGGATTCAACGGACGCGGCAACTAGCGCTTGCCGCCAGTAACTTGTTTCTTGGCGAGCGCGTCGCCAAGCTCAGGGTGCTCCTGCACAAGCTTCTGCAACATGGCCTGTTTCTGCGCGTCCTGTTCCTTGACCTGCGCCTTGCCTTCTTCCTTGTTCGGAAATGGCAAGTTGTCCATGACGTATTCCTTGGTCACGACACCAAGCTTAAGCCCCGCCATAATCAACTGCTCGTTCTCATCGGAGAAGATCGGGCTCGACGAATGTGAGTCGACGCTGACGCGCCAATCTTCAGGCAAATCGGTCAGCTTGAATTGCGTTTGATCCATGGTCGCGATCGTACTGCCGTCAACCCAGTAATTGCTACCGTCCTTGGCTTCCTTCAGCGATAGCGTCGTATCGGCTGCCGTCGCGACCTGGCGCTCCACCAGCAAAGCGCGGTCGCGCAGGTACGGCGAGGCCGTTTTCATCAAAGTGCTGGCGTGAGACTCAGCGCGCACACCTGGCTCGCCCTTCCCCTGCATGATGTCCGGAAATCCCGACAGCCAATTGATCTGCTCAATAACGAACTTGATCATCGGCATCATTTCAGGCGGAATTTTTGGCGTCAGATCCTTAACATCGGAACCCTGTTCCAAATTAACGTAGCCGGCACCGCGGAACTGACCGTATTTTTCATCATCAATGCCGTTGGAGCCGGTAAACGCCAGTATCTTGTCCACCTGCAAACCAAACAGCCGCTTGGCATCGTCGCACCAGGTCGACAACAACGCCTGCGGCTCGATGAGATCAACCAATTCCGAGCGGCCCCAGAACCAATTAGCGACTTCGTTGGGCTGGATCAGCGTATAAGGCTGCAACCCGTCGACGCCGGTCAAATTCATCTTCTTACCGAACGGCGCAATAATAATATCGGGCTCGATCATGATGATCGTCGTGTAATCCGCGTCGTCCTGTACCCAAAGTTCATGCACATTGACGACATCGGCGCCGACCTGCGGCCCCATGATCGCGTAATTCGGATCGTTGTTGAGCTGAACGATGCCGCCGGGCAGCGGGCGCGTTGCGCCAGACACTCCGGTCTGCAAAGCCGAGGTCGACAGCACCTGATGGAAATACGATTGCGGGTCCGACATGGCCTGCCCGCGCATGGCATGGCCGCGCACCCGCTCAAACAGCTTCTTGGCATTCGGCAGATGGTAAATCCGCCGCCAAACCTCCGGCAACGTCATCGTCGTGGTCTCGACCATGGCCGCCTGGCGGTCGATCTCGTTCTCGGATTCGTTATAGACGCCAAACTGCCACGGCATCACCAGCTTCTTGTAATAGACCGGCGTTTGGCTCGATCCTTCGACCTGGACCCATTGCTTGAGCAGGCACGCACCATATTTCAACGACTGAAACACGCCAAGAGCGAAGGCGTGATCGGTATTGGTGCGCTCCCAGGAGCGCGTCAGCGTCTTGGCGACCACCGCGGCGCGCTGCAAGTAATTTTTTGGATAGGTTCGCTCAAAATCAACCGAGAATTTTAGCTCGACGGGACTGAACAAATGCGACGTGGTTCGGTTAAGATGCGTCGTCAGCATATTGATGAGCGCCTTGGTGCCGTCGTAGCGCCCAGTCTCGGCGATAGCGTTCATCAGTCGGCAATACGATGCCCGCATTCCAACACTGATACGGCACATCTCGATATGTTCATTGGCAAAAGCCAGTAATTCACGTTCGCCCGTAGGGACAGTGATCACTTAGAACCCCTGCATCTTCCTGGCGACGCGCATGGCCGCGCGAGCACCGGCATTGGGCTCTATCCCCGTCGTGATCTTGCCGTTGACCGCCACGGCACCTTGAGAAATCCCGACGCCATATTCAGCCCCGTTTGGCTGGAACCCAATGTTCATTGGCGAACCTGCCCTCAAGCGTTCCATAGCGGCGTCAGCCTGCTTCATCTCCATCGAGGCAATATCGCCCAGCCGCATATTATCGTTCAAATTGGTGATCTTGAGCGCCGCCATGTCCTCTTTGGTCGATCCAGTGATCTCCGCGGCGCGCTCGACCCGCACTTCCGACCCGGCCTCGATATCCCGGTAGGTCTTATCGGTCGCCTTCATCCGCGCACTGCGCAACGACGGCATCTGAATGACCTCACCGCGGTCGGGTATGCCGATTTCCTCGGTGCACAGCGGGCATACCCTTGGGAACGCCAGCGCGGCATCCCACGGGAACGCGGCGCGGCAGAACGGGCAACGCAATTTCATCGATATCTCCAAGCGTTGCGGGTCATAGCCCGCTGCTGTACCTGCCGGACCTGCCGCTTATGGGCGAAGAACATATCAAGACGGTTGCGATTGAACAAGGCGACCTGATCGACGATCGATGCCCGCTTCTTGGCCGCCTCTGCCTCGCGGGTGCGGCGCTGGGAGATCATGTTGTTCTTGAGCTTGGTGTCCCAGAAATAAGCCGCGAGAGCTGCCGAGATTACCCGGTCGTCGCGCATGCTTTGTGGAGCGCCGATGGAGTCGCCCTCGCGCGCAATGGCCTTCATTTCTTCAATCAGCGACGCCGACCGGATGTGCATCTTGGCCGTCGACACGAAATCGCGCATACGCTCAAGAATCAAAATCTTTAGTTTCGTGTTCGTGCTCCAGTGCCAATTGGAGCCGGCGCCCATCGCATCTGGGCGGGTATAAATGTAGGTCTTGACGTTCTTGAAAACCGAAGTCAGGCCGCGGTCTTCCAAATCCTTGCGAATCGAGCGATCATTATCGATCTGGAAACGTAGCGACTTCAACTCGTTGAACACCGCCGAACCAGGGCCGTTGATCTCAAGGATGTAACTGATATCGGCGCCGTTGCCGTACCAGCCAAGTAGGCTGGCGATAACCCACGCGAACTGACGAGTCGTGATCAGCGGCCAAGCATACTCTGCAACCTGATCAAGCCCGTCAGCGTAACATCGCCCAATGAAGATCGAGGACCGATCATTGTTCTCATTCTCGCCAAACGCCGGGTCGATGCCCATAACATATTGCGCACCCAGCTCGGGTTCTTCCCATACTTTAAGCTCAACTGAACGCATATTTTGAGCAGGATAAATCCGCATAGCGCTGAACTCGTCGCCAGCGATATACATGAAGGTTTTGGCTTTGTGTTTGACATAGGCGTTAGTCTGATCGGTGAGCTGCTTCGATCCAAAAAATACCGCTCCCGTTTGCTGGAACGCTTCTTCCTCGGTCCACGCCTGCTCGGCAAGCATGACGGAATCGTCCTCGCCGTCTGCATCATCAGCATCTTCCTCATCGCTGTAATTGGGATCGAATTTCCGACGCACCCATGCTAGTTGCTCGGGTGTTATTTCGACGCCGTATTGCTCCCTGACTGCTTTTATTTTTTCCAACTCTTTATCGGACGGCGGCGTTAAACCGTACAACTGAAAATCAGGTTCGTTCTTGCCAATCTGTTGCGACGGCTTCGACCACCACCCAAGAAACAAAGTTTTGCAATGTCGATCATCCTTCTTGGCACGCTTCCAAAGCTGATACCATTCATTGAATCCGCGAGCAGTCGATTCGTAGATGTAAAGCCGGTCGGGATGCAGTTCCGATAATGACTGCTCGAAAGACTTCAACCCCTCGGCATTGTCATATGAACAAAGCTCGGAAAGATGGGCCATAGTCAGACCTTCCGACCGGCCCAATGTGCCACTCGATTTGCTTTTTTTGACGCCCGCCGACATAAAAATCATCGATGAGTCATTGACCAGTTCAAAACTATCGCGGTTACCAGCGCCAGTTCCCTTGACCTTTGGAAATTTCAAGCTACCGGGAAGGTTTTTAACCATCGTCACGAGTTCTTTGCGCGCACTCTCTTTGTGCGGCAAGGTATCAAACACGAGGGCGCCTTTAAGCCCCTCATGAGTGCCGAGATAAAAGATAGACAGGGCTCGGGCGATCGTCGACAGACCGAGCTGCCGGCTTTTCAGGACAAAAAACTTGTGGATGTCTTCTTCGAGACCGTCAAAAACAGTCGTAATAAACTTGCGCTGCCCATCATACAGCGCGTCGCCGAGACATA